GCTAGAGCCGTTAGAGGATCTATCACTTCTTTCTCTCCCACTTGAGACAGACTACTCTGCGATTGTAAACATCACCAGTCCAAGTCCACTTAATACATCGGTACTCTATGGTTGCCGCCAAGAGAAAGGCGATCACGGAAATGCCCAAACAACAATATAACTACAAAAGATTACAAAACAAAGAAGTAGGACTAAAGCAATTACTTCAGTCCAATCCTTCATTACTGCGTAGGTGTGTATTGATAGTAAGACTCGGGTTCTGGCGACATAACTTCACTTGGTGAAAGTGCCGCTTGACCACCCAAATAGCCTGTTCTCAATACAGACATACCCAAAGAACTAGCCATGTTAGACAAATCATTAGGTTTTATAAAGTCTGCCAACTCTACTTCTTTACCTTTTTTGTTTATCAAACGGGTAGATGCCTTAATGACACCATCCAAGCCACCCTTGTCTAAGAATAACTTTCTGTGAGCGTCTTTTGTTGCTTGATCAATATTTCCTTGACCAATAGCCGCAGCAATACGGAAACCTTTGTTAAACACACTAGCAATCTGGTTGACCAAGATAGCAGAGATTTGTTTAGGATCAACACCACCCAATAGACGGGTTATTGTAGACATCTCTTTGATAGCAGCGGCATCAACTTTCAATGAATCAATGTCAATTTTTGTTGCCAAACGCTGAACATCAGCCAATGACTCTAAATTGTTGTAGTGCTGTTGACCAAACACTTTGACGTAAGCATCCTTGTTTTTACGCAGATAGCCAAATGGATCTGTATTATCAAGCATCTTTAGCGCCATCGAATTTTGCACAGCCAAAATCGTATTTGTTTGGTCATCAGGAGATAGCTTCTTTAAGTCGTTATAAAACTTAGCTTGATAACCTTTGCCTGTTGACCCAAGCATACGATTAGTAATGGCATCAACACCACCAGTTTCATAGTTGGTTAAGAATGAATCACCTAATCTAACCCGTTCTGTTTTGGCGGCATCATCAAGTGCAACTCGCTCTCCTGACAAAACATTAGATCGTTGAGCAACATCAGATAACTTTGTTTTTAGGTTTGGCAATTGATCAAGAATGTCGCTATACCCACCATTGTTACTACTTTTGGTAAGCAATGAATCAAGTTTTATTGGATCAATATAACCGTTCTTGTCAAGTGCTGAGTTATACAGCTTTGACATAACAGCTTTTTCAGCAAGTGGAGCGCCTTGATCACCAGCAACACGCAAGAATTGAGACATAGCGGTTGGACTAGATGCCAATTGTGGAGCAATGCGTTCTGCATACTCTTGTGAGCCAATTTTCTGTACGGCATCAGCGTCGTTGAATGGAACTCCTACTTTATTGTAGTAATCACTGTCCAACTTTGACATTGCTTCGCCAAAGGTAGTCTTCTCACCACGGAAGTTCACAGAGACATTTCCATTAGCGGTCTGAACTTGATCAAGAGCCTCATCAACACGTTGTTGCAAAAGAATTAACTTGTCTTTAGTAGCATCATTCTTAATAGAACGAATATCTGCGGCAACACGCCTTTTTAAAGAATCTAGACTTGTGATGTCCAAACCAATAGATAAATCGGTAGGAGGTTGACCAGGAACTGAAGGCAAAGTCGTATCAACTTGACCTTGCTTTCTAAGTCTTGAAAACTCACCAGATTGCTTCTGAACAAGTCTTAGCAAATCAGATTGACGACCCCAAGGGTCTTTCATAAACAAGTCTTTAGCAGTATTTAAAAGAAGCTCTGTTTGTGCGGCAGGAAGGATTGCACCCTGTGAGGATGCTTGACTCTTTACACTTGTGTACTCAGGAGACAAAGCCTTAATAGCGGCATTTTCTTGTGCTAATACAAGATTTTGAATTGGTTTTCCAAGATCAATAGGACTCAAACCATCCGCTAAATTAAGAGATTGCGTTAACTTAGCTTGTTGATCAGAAAGAGCCAAAAGTCGCTTGTTGTAATCAATTTCTGCTTGAGCAATAGCGGTAGATGCTTTTGGAATCTCTACAGTAGGTTGTGGATATAACTGGTTTGCTTTAGCACGAACAGCAGTTTGCAAATCATTATAAATTGACTGTAATTCACCAGCTATTTTGTTATCTTTTTTAGCCAAATCTTCTAAACTTGCTCTGAAAGTTCGACTTTCAACACCAGCGGAAGCCAATAAATCTGCTTGACCACCAGCAAAAGTTATCTTGTTTTTAATGTCTTCTAAACGAGTTTTTAGGTTTGGATCAGCATCTATAGCCTTTTCAACCAAATCTTTAGCCCTAGAAGTGCCTTCAATACCTGCTAAATCTTCAACATTAAAGTCTTTTAAGTTGACTCGATTTTTGGCCTCTGCCATTAAACCAACACCTTTGGCTGCACCAGCACCAGAAAGCAAGGCAAACATAACGCCACCTGCAACTTGACCAGGAACACCACCAATTTGTTGTCCAACTTCGCCACCAAATTCACCGCCAGTAGTTGCCATGCCACCAGAGATAACATTAGTTAAAAGACCAACTCCTTTTTTTGCAACTCCTAAACCAAGCAAATTTAGAGGGTCAGCCGCTCCCCTAGTGGCAGCACCAAAGTATTTCTGCGCCTCAGTTGCAGGTCTTGTTGTAGTGTCAACACCAAATTGTTGCTGTATTTGTGATGTTGTCATCCCTTGTCTGTCTATGTCAGCACCAGCGACTTTTCTACCAGAAAGTGCTTGAACAAGCTCTGGTATTCCTGAACCAGCAAATCGTGGATTAGGGCCTTGATAACCACTAACACCAGCGGCAATGGTTGCAGGAGTTTCTGTTAAACCTCTTTGCAATTCAACACCAAGATATTCACCCATGCTAGAAGCAGGACGGGCGGCAGGGCCACCAAGAAAGCCTCGACCACCACCAGCACCTTGTGGGCGTAGTTCAGAAGCCATTTGAGCCAGTTTTCGAGCATCGTCAGCATTACCTGCCTCGTCTGCTCTACGCAATGCTTCTATTACCTGTTCATAGGTTGCCATTACTTTTTCTCCGCATCAGTGGAAAGCCACTTATCAACTAATGGATTGCCAGTTTTTTGTGTAGAAGGCTGGGTTTCACCTTTTTTAACAAGTTTAAATTGATCAAGTTGGTCATCAATATTTTTAAGAGCAAACTTGTAATTTGGTGATGTTAAATAACCAAACTCCTCTGAGGCAGTTTGCAATTTTTTCTTGCGTTCAATTAAAGCACCACGATAAAGAGCAATAGCAAACTTTTCTGCTTGTTCTTTCTTAACTTGTGTTGTACCACCAGTAAAGAATTTAACAGCATCTTGTGCTAAACGATCATCAAGTCCACCAGTTCTGGCAAACCGATTAACGTCAGCATTGGACATATTTTTGCCTTGACCAGTTAACAATGCAATTGAAGTTGGCAAAGATGCAGCGGCAAAATCATTTGATGTTGAGTTTCTAATAATTTCAATTGCACTTGGTGCATCAGAAAGAATCGTAGAAGTGCGTTGCATTACTGGATCACCACTCAAAACCTTTTGGGTAAAGTCCATCCAATCTTTTGTAGGTACTGGTTGACCAGGCAATACATTCGTAATCTTAGGGCCTGATGGTTCTGATTTAGCTTTAATAACTGCTTGTACTTGCGCTAACAGTGGAGAACCTGGTGGCAGTGTTGCGGCATATTCTTGTAATCTTTGAATCTCAGTTTTATTTTCAGCTTTTTCAGGTTTCTCAATTTGTTTTTCAATAGCCTCAAGTCTTCTAGTTGTCAGGTTTATTTGTGCATCACGCTCTGGGGATTGTGGCTGTTGAGTTAAGACATCTAATTGAGTGTTTAATTCAGCAATTCTGTCGGAAATCAAAAGCTGTGGTGGAATTGCTTGTTTAGCCTCACGACCTGCTTGTGCCAAAGATGCTTTTTCTGCCGCACCACGTTGACCAACCAAAGCATTACTTTCTAACAACCTTTGATATTCTCGTTGCAACATCATTGCACCTTGAGGATCGTTTGGTGCTAACGCTTCAATACCCCGCTTGATAGACTCAGGTTGGTTTGGATTGATCTGACGAGCTATCTGTTGACGCATGGTAATACGAGCTAGTTCAGGGTCTTCACCACCTAAACCACGACCAATAGCACCGCCAAGCATATTAGCCCCACGACTAATGGCATAGTTTGCTTGTTGGAAAGGAGTTAGTTGAGCATATTGCAATGCTTGTGCGTCAGCTCTAGCCTGTTGGCTTTGCTGATACATCTCGGGTGTTATACCAAATAAGGATTGGACGATTTCTGCCATGATTTACTCCTTAGATGATGGGGTTGCCGTATCCGTCAAAAGACGAACCCGCAAGATTACCTGCGTTTGGTTGAGTACGGAACGCATTTGCTGCCGCGTTGATCAACGATGGGCTTTGTGAGAATCCTGTCAATGCCGCTGCAAACGGGTTGTAAGCATTAGCCGCAAAATTACTTTGAGCCGCACCCATACCACCTTGGAACAAAACATTAGCACCTGTAGGATTGGCAATACGACCACCCAAAGCAGAACCCAACTCAAGAGGTTGTTGGCCAAGAGATTCAAGACCAGTAGCACCAGACAAATATGCTTGATAAGGAGCAAGCGCACCCGCTTGACCTTGATAACCTTGAGTTAACAAGTTACCACCAGTGCCAAACAATCCCGCACCAAAGGCAGTCTGTTGTTGACCCGCTTGCATTGCTTGAGCCGCCAATTGAGCATCTTGTTGAGCCAAGGCGTTGTAATATGCCTCAGTCTCAGGGGTTGAAGCGCCAAGACCTGCTGCACCACTTGGTCGAGCACTAGTAGCGCCAACAGATAGACCACCCCTACCAGTTTGGAACAATTGGTTTTGCAGTTGTCCATATTGGCGTTCACGACTAGGGGCTAACAACTCTTGTTGTTGAGCCATGTATTGCTGTGCCGCCTCTTGAGGAGACTGAGCAATATACTGTTGACCTAAACCAAACAAGCCTTGAGCCGCATCTTGTAGTGGTGCAAACTGTTGTTGTGCTTGTTCAGCTTGGGAAAGACCGCCACCAGCCAAACCCATGAACCTGTCTTGATAAGCACGAAGGCTGGGGTCTAAGGTGTAACTAGCACCAGACACACGACCTGTTGTAGGATCAGTCTGGAATTGAGACTGACCAAAACGTGTAGTAACTCCTACTGGTCGAAAGCGAGCTTCTTCAGCGGCAATTTGTGCCGCCCTAACCTGTGCATCGGCTTGAATCTGTGCGGCTCGTCTGGCAGAACGACCACCAATTAATCCACCAATAATAGAACCACCACCGATTAAGGCTGCTGAAATAGGCATATCAAACTCCAATCAAAATATTGTCCACTTTTGACGGGTCTTTTTCGTCAGTGGCGTGAATACAAAACCAAACACAATCTGTAATCGCTTTAACTCCGTGAGTCATTCCCGCTTTGATCTCAATGCAAGCGGGAGCGTCCACAATATCAATCTCTGAGCCGCGCAATACAGCAACCTTACCTTTAGCCAAAATAGACAAGTGGCTAAATGTGTGTGTATGTTTTAGGATGGCTGTACCCGCCTCAAACGAGGCTTCTTTGGCATACAGACCATCGCTAAAGTGATGAGTAATCATGCAGTTCTTTTCCACATGTAGACAGTAATATATGGCTGATAGTTGGCATTCGTGCCAGAAGAGCCACTACTATCAGTCGTTATCGTGTGCGTGTGGGTCGGTATGGTCAATGTAGCCAACCCACTTGATCCTGTACCTGTCGCGCCCTGCGACCGATTAGCGTAAGATTCAGATAACGAAATTACACCGCTTGCTGCGGTAAAGTTACCAAAATCACTTAAAAAGCCAGAATTAAGTGTTCCAGATGCGCTACCGCCAGCCGCTGTTGTACCAGTGTGAGTGTGGCTAGGCAAAGTCGAATCTGCGCTACCGCCAGTTTCTTCAGCCGTATCAAACAGGGCATTACCAGAATTAAAACCAACTGGCACACGACCCGCACCAAATGCTGTCCAAGTGCCAAAACCTAACAATGTTCCAGGATTGGTTGAGTTGGTTGCGTTAATATAAATTGACCCAACAGGATGCAGTGCCGCAAGTGCTGCTTGCACAAATGCAGTAGTAGCAAGCAAAGTTGAACTATTGCCAAAGGTCTGGGTTGTTGCAACCGTTCCTGTCGGCAGGGTTGGCGTTCCAGTAAAAGTTGGACTAGCTAAATCAGCCTTAGTTGCAATAGCCACCGAAATGTTTACAAACTCCGTGTTGATCTCTGTGCCTTTGACGATCTTCAGCGGGTCGCCAGAAGTTAGTGCGTCTTTGGTAGCAAAATTAGTACTTTGTGTATAGTTACTCATACTGTCTTCCCGTCCTTTGATTGGATTTCAATCCGTTGTATAGACAGCGCAGAGCCATCAATGTCAGCCTCATAACCCGTTTGCACGATTTTACCGCTTCCGCTAGCAGAAACGCTTAAAGTTTGCAAAGCAACACCGTTTGCGTATTGGGCAATCACCGTGGCATTTGCGCCGTACTCAGCCGTTCCGTACTCAGAAACCGCTTGTGTCGGAATTTGCGCGTTAGTTGACAGATAGTTTGCGCTGAAGTCAAAGCCCCACTTAAGCGTTACGAATTGGTTTGTGCCGCCAATCACGATTACCTTGAGCCTCTTTAACAATGAGGTGACATTGGCATTTCCTAGATCAGCGTGGTTGGTGTAGTACAACAGCCGATACGACTCAGTGTCATCTTGTGCGCCCGTGTACTTTGCAATGTAGCTTGTTTTGCCAAGCAAAAGATCACCGTTGCGCCTTGAGAGTAACGCTGAAGGCTCAATAGAGTCCCAAGTGGTGACCCTGAACGATCCATCTTGTAACTGACCACGGGTGTCAAAGCAAAACACCTCTTTGACAAACGGTAGGGTTATCAAGTAAAACGCTTCCGTTTCAGAATAAACAGACTTGATGTTTGCCAGTGTTTCGCCAGCAATAATGTTCATAAAGTCACTACGCACATTCTTGGACAAGTCGCCAATCGGCACTGATTTCTCAATCACAGTCCGAGCAAATGATCGAACACCAGAATTGGACAAAAACAAAACATCTTTGCCAGTGCCTTGAATAGAATCTCTTGCGATGCAACCAATACCTGCCACCGTGTCGGCCAGTGTGATGGTCGAAGGGGTTGTCGCACCTGAATAAACCAGAATCTGGCGCTGACCAAAGATGATTAGGAAGTTGTTGTGCGCTGCCAAGCCAGTGATGTTGTCTGCACCGTTCGGCCAAACTAGGTTGGTATTGAGAGAGCCTGAAGTACCCGTTGACCAAACATGACCAGCAAGTAGATCAGAGAAAAAGACCGTGGTGTTATCCGATGCCGTATCTGCCACCCACAATCGGCCATAGGCGCTGATAGCAATGTTGCCAGAGGGTACAGTGCCAACGTAGCCTGACTTCTCACTAACGCGCCTGAAGGTCGTAGTGCTGACAGCAGGGTCAAAGATCAGCGGGTCAAAGCCTGTTTGAAAGAAATAAGTAATGCCGTTAAGCGAAGCGCAAGACCAGTTGTTGGCTGTAATCGTAGGTGCTGTGCCACCGCCGCCGTAGGTCAATTCAACCACTGCGTTGCTACTGTCTAACTTAAACAGCTTGTTGTTTCCAGCAAAGAGAATTGTCAGAGTGCCGTCAGTCTGCACAAGTTCATGGATCACAGCGGGGGCATTTGCACCCAAATTACCAGCAGATGCGTTGACCCGCGCCCAACCCTTGCGTGAGCCGATGCGACCAAACTGGTCAATCACGCAATTGGTAGCAACCAAGGCAAAGCCAGCCGCCAAGTCCAACGGCGAGTCTTGCGTATTCAGGCCAAAGAAGCCTGGCGCTGAGATACTTGCTGTTTGGAGGGCTTGACTCATATCGCTACAAACTCCTGATTTTCAGGATAGCGTGTGCCTTCAAGAGCAATCTGATCGGACAACATTCCACGATAGAGTTGATAAGCCTCGGAAGAGTTTAGACCGCCATCCTCGCCGCGCTCCACCAACGCACGGGCGTAGGCGTTTTGAACCACCAGAGTGTCAGGGACAAGCACAGATGTGCCATCAGCCGCAAGTGTTGCTTGGGGTACTGTTAACGAAAATGGGATATTGAAGACCCCATCAGGTCGAGGGTACAGCACTACCTTTGTGTCGCCATTACCGTCAACGCCATCAAATGCGTAATATTGAGGAATCCCGTTTGTCGTTGGGACTAGGTTCTGATAGCGGTTCATTTCCACAAAACTGATGTTTTGCAGACCGATGTTTGATGTGGTGTTGATCGCGTCTTGCACTTGGAACTTCTGACCCGCACCTGTCATCGAATAGATGTAGGTCGCGGCCACCGTGGTAATGGTGACTGTCTGACCCAACACGTTCCAACTAAAAGCATCCTCGATCTGGCGCTTGGCATCGTTGACAAACAAACCAATCAGGCTCGAGTAAGTAGTCTCATTGTTAGTGGAAACTTGCGTTTCACGCAAACGGATTAGCACATTGTTTATCAGTTGTAGGTAGGTCATATTCTTTGCGCTCCCTCAACCTCAAAGGTTGATATAAAACTGAAGGTACTACCCGCTTGCGTAGTAATTTGAATCTTGTCGCCTTCTTCCAAAACAATGTACGCAGCACCATCAAACTGAAGGTATTCCTTTGAACTAAAGTTCAGCGCGGTAAGAATGTCATAGCTGGTCGCAGTGCTTGCATCGTTCCAAGCAACAGTAATGTGCTTTGTTGATCCACCAGTGTTGTGAACGTACATCACAGTAAATTTGGCGTAATAACCCGTTGGCACTGTAAAAACAGTGGTCAATACTGCCGCCGTAGGGCTGACTCCAACAGATACTGGCCTCATTTGTTCCTCTTAGAGATCGCCTTGGCCTTAGCCCTTGCATTTTCCTTAGATGATGCTCCCCAAGCGTTAAGAGAAAGAAGAAGTCGGGTAGGTTTTCCATCTTTCATCTCAGCGCCAGGCATGTTGCCCATTCGTGCTAGAAAGGAGGCCCTTCGAGGGTTGTCACCTGACTTTACTGGTGCTTTTAAATTGCCACCAGTTTCTGCATTATACGATGCCCTTCCCTTGGCATTCAACCCCCCTTTCGGGTTTTTTCCTTCTTTTGTTTGCCAAGCAGGACTTTTCATATTTACCTCATCTAAATTTTGCCGTTTTCTTTGCAATCGACTTGGGTTGCTTTACAAACTGTTTGCCAGCCTTTGTGCCTTCACGCTTGGCCTTTGTGGTAGCCGCATACTCTTGTGAAGACAAGGACTTAATAGCCGCCTCTGGCAGATACCTCTCACCCGTCTGGGATGATGGTTTGCCAGACTTGGTTCTCCAATTCTGCTTAGACCAATCTTTGAGGGACTGCTGTGGGTTCTTCATTTCTTCTTCTTTGGTGTATGAGTTAGAAACTTACTTGTTGGAGTATGTTTAACACCCGTCATCAGCTTATCACCCGCCTTGTGAGTTGGGCCTTTATAGACCTTGCCATCAGGCGTGTAGTGTGTTTTTTCTTTACTCATGTCTTATATCCCCCGCCCTTGGCTTTCTATTCTTTCGCAAGAAGTTGTGCTTTACGGGCTGACCATTCGTTAGGATCACCACCTGCCGTACCCGCCTTGATCTTCTCAAACAGGGCTTTTCGCATGGTAGGTTTGGTGTAAACCTTTGCTTGATTAACCGTGGACTTAGGCTTCATTTCTTTTTAGCCTTACTAGCTTCAGACAAAGCAATAGCCAGAGCCTGTTTTGGGTTAGTGACTACTTTTTTATTGGTAGTCAGCTTGCCCTTGCCAAACTCAGTCATCACCTTGCTGATCTTCTTTTGGGCTTTGGTCTTCATATCAGTACAAAACCTTGGCGGTAATTGTTCCAGATGTATAGGCTGTGCAATTGGCTCTTAAATAC